ATTGTTCAAAACATGCTCGTTGATCCTGGATTACTTGTGGGCTCAACAGCGAGCTTTACATGTACTGCTTGTGGTGGAATATCTCTACCATTTAATTATTGGAGCTGATCTTTGGAGTATAGGTTTGAAATCATTGCATCTAGTTATCATAGGGGTCGGTTAGCTGTCATATATGATCCTGTTCAATCAGTGACTTCCCATGAATATAATGTGAATTATCAAGAGATAGTTGATATATCTGAACATAGGACTTTTTCTGTTCGTATATCAAATACACAAGATAGATCTATACTTAAGTGTTTTAAACCAGAGGATGGTACACATTTCACTGATTTTGGACCGATTGGAACTAATTCTATAACAGCTGCGCATATATTTAATGCTGGTGGTGTTGGTAACGGAGTGTTGAGTTTGCGAGTAGTTAATAGATTAACGGCCCCTACAGATGATATACATACTGAAGTTGGAATATTAGTTTCAATTCGTGCGTGTGAAGATTTTCGAGTGTATGTACCTGATGACACTGTGCAAAAGATCCGATATGTTGTACCTCAGTCTGGAATTGAGCCTATCGATTCTAGAATTGTTCATTCTGTAGATCATTCAATTGCGTTTGATGTTAAGGGTGACATGTCGGATTTATCTCATGTGTATATCGGAGAGGATATATATTCTCTAAGAACTTTATTGAAACGGTATGTTCTTTATTTACCTATTTCATTTGGTTCGGGTACATTAGCAGCAATGACACGTATTCCACATGCTATATATCCTCTGATGCCAGGTTATGCTAGAGATACGATTCATCTTGACGGCACTGCAACTGGGTATAATTATGTTGGGCACAGTTATATATCTTTCTTTAGAGTTGCTTTTGCAGCTATAAGAGGTTCTACTAGATGGAAGTATTTGCCGTATTGGTATTATTCTTCTCCAAAAGTAGATGTTGATATACCCATTATGGTTGCACGTGAAGAGGAAGTAGAGACAGGCGATATAACCGAATCTGTCATTGATGGATCCACTAACAATTCTTTTTCGCATGACTTAGTGTTAGCTACACGAAAAACAATTCAAGGTATGCAAGCTACTGTTACTTCAGTAAATAGTACACTTGAATTTGAGGTGCCTTTTTATTCTGACCATAGGTTTGTTGTTGGTCCTTCGTCAGATGAGTGTAAAGTGAATAATGACGTTTCTGGTTTTGCTTTATACATACCTAGACTTACAAGTACTCAATTGGCAATGTTCTTTTGTGCTGCCGGAGAGGATTTTAGTCTTAGTCATTTCTTTGGTTTTCCACGTATGGTTTATGACCCTACTATGTTTCCAGATACAGCAGCAGATGAGCAACCTTAGCGAATTAAT